GTGGATGGCATGACGGGAGCCGTGGCTTGCTCCTGCAGCGACGGCGGGTCTCGCTCTAGTGAGGCGCAGGAACGCGGGCGCCCTATATGCAACGCGGACAACATGCCGCGGCGCTGGACCACACAGCCGCCCAAGCCAGTTGCGGAGATAGAATACGATTCTTGACACTTTGAGCCTGTGCCATACAGTGGAAGGGCGCGGCTCGCCGTTTCGAGCGCGCACGATGGGAGGCTCGTGGCTACCTCACAGAAGGAACTTCGTCGCCGTCTGGACGTCGTTGAGCGCACCATTGAGTCTCGAGGCTGGAGCGGTCGCATTGAAAGGGAACTCTCTGAGGAGTTCGGTGTAAGCCGCCGCACAGTCAGGCAGTATCGCCTGCGCTGTCTGCAGGAAATCGCAGACGGATATCGTGGCCTCGACAGAGAGCTGACCAGGGGTGAGTTCCTGCTTAGGGTCAGAGAAAACATGCAGCGGGCCAGGGCGGAGGGATCGTTCGGTCCAGTCGCCACAATGCTCAACATTGAAGGCCGCGCGCTTGGTGTTTATCAGGACGGGGTTACCCTTAACCACCAGTCAGAAAACGCCAGCCTTGACGACGTTATCAGCCGCCTGCAGGAGTTGCCTGAACCTGTCCGGGAGCGGCTGGCTGCAGTTTTGACGGGGGCTAAGTGAGCCGGCTCCCTCAGTCGGTTGAAGCCTCAGGATGAGCCTGTCGGCCCTTTGTCGCGCGTTGGATTCCTTCGCTTCTGACAAGTTGTCCTTGTATTGGGACAAAGCCAGCCCCAAGCAGCTCGAGTTTCACCAAAGCCAGAGCCCTCGCCGACTGTTGAGAGCAGCCAATCAGGTCGGCAAGAGCTTTAGCGCGGGCGCAGAGACTTGGGCCAACGCTATTGGAGAGCATCCATGGAGGGAGACCCCCGCGTCTCCGTGTGTCGGTTGGGTGTTGGTGGCAGACTTGGAGAACCACTATCCGACCATATGCCGGAAGCTTCGTGAGACTGAGCCCGGGCACATGCTCAGCCCGTCCACCAGCTACGACACCGCGCGCGGGTACAGGACCAAGGGTCGCAAGGTCATCGAACTCAAAAACGGGAGCATTATTGAGTTCCGTTCCGGGAAGGGGGAAATCGCCGCACTGGCCTCTGCAAGTTGCTCATTCCTCTGGATCGACGAAACCCCTTACCAGGCACATTTCGGCGAGGCCTTGGCCCGCGTTGCTGTGCGTCGTCTGCCAAGTGGTGCCCGCGCTCCGATGTGGATGTCATTCACGCCGATCGGGAGACCGGTGGAGTGGCTCAAGGAGATGGTCGAGGGGACGAAGGACCATCCACCCAACGAGCTGTGGCATCAGACAGTGGTCAGGCTCAACCCTCAGGACTGCCCCCATCGCTCACCGGAGAGCATCAAGCAACAACTGGCCAGCTATCTCCCCGGCGAATACGAGCAGAGAGCTAACGGAGCGTGGGAGGGGAACAGCCCGTCTAGGATGTTCAGCGGTTGGTCGCCCTCCTGTCTGCTGGATGATGAGGACCTTCCCCAAGGAGAGGTGTCCATCGGCCTGGCTTGGGACCACGGTGAGGACGTCGGCAGAGAGCTTTGCTTGCTGTATGCCTACGACGAGGACGAGCGGAGAGCATGGATACTCGACGAATGCGCCAGTCCCGGAAGGACCACAATTGACCAGGACGCGATGCAGGCGCTGCAGATGCTCGACCGCAACGGGATGAGTCTGGCGAGTGTTGACCGGCTGCACGGGGACACCAACTCAGCGGGCAAGGCGTCCCACCTCTCGAGCGTCAACCGACTGATGGAAGAAGCGTTAGCCAAGGCGCTCGGGATGCCCCCAAGCCGACCACCCGTGACTATCCTTCCCGCTCGCAAGGGAAGTGGCAGCGTGGCCATGGGCTGTCGTGTTGTGAACAATGCGCTATTGTCCGGCCGGTTGAAGGTCTCCCCAAGGTGTCACAACCTCATCAAGGGGCTCGCTCATTGGCAGGGCCGCAAGACCGGTCCCGACGGCGAGCTGACCCACGCCGTTGACTGCCTCAGATATGCTACGGTCGACACGCTCGACCCTCGAGCGCGCGGCGCTCACAGATTGGCGGTTCGTTAATGCAGTATTACAGCGCGATGTCATCGATCGTCCCCCTCCCAACGGGGGACGGTGACCAACAGCGTCGAGCGCACTCTGCTCTCCGTCGTCGCATGCTCCAGGGCAATTGGCAGCAGGACCTCGAAGCCCGAGTTCGAGCCTTCTTTCCTCCCACCTCCGTGGCTCGTTTCGGCTCTCTGGACCTCTCGCGCAACGTGTTCCGGAGTGTGACCAACAGCCTATCTCAGCTGTATAGCTATCCCCCTTCGGTGTCCCACGCTGACATGACAGACGAGCAGTCTGCAGCCTTCTCGCAGGAGCTGAACGCCTGCGGACTTTGGCCACTGCTGGCACAGAACCAGAACCTCACGGTGGGCCTTCGTGAGTCGCTCGTCCGGCTTGACTACCTGTCCCAAGGAGACGGCGGGAAAGCACAGGTCAGGCTTGTTCCGGCTGATATGGTCTACTGCGAGGCCAGCGCAGACAGCCCCGACGAACCCAACTATGTCATTGAGGCCCGCGTTAGACTCATCAAGGACCAGACCGGCAAGTCGTCCAAGGTCTGGACGTGGGACGTGTTGGACGTTCGGAACCCTGAAGAGCCGAGCTACAAGGTGATCCTCCCCGACGAGGACCTGAACGTAGACGGCGGTCAGGCCGACCTGACCGAGCAGGTATTGGGCGGGACGTTTGACGGCGCCGACTATCCCTACATTGTGGACGGTCAGCCGGTCATTCCCTACGTCCTTTACCATCGCCAGCGGTCGAACCAACTGTGGTCCCCCTATGCCGGCCGCGAGCTGGTAGACGCAACCCTACAGGTCGGCGCGCTTTATTCGTTGTGGGGCTATCTGGTGCGCGATGCATCGCACCCACTGCGCTACCTGTCCGGCGCCAAGATTCGGGGAACTCAGCAGCGCGGGAGCGGAAGCGCAGCACGCCAGGAAGTACACGTTGACCCAACTGCAATCCTGCAACTCATACCCGATGGCGGGACGCCAGTGCAGGCGGGCCAGTGGGCTGCAGGGGCCGACCCGGAACGGCTCCAACTCGCGATCCAATCCTTTGAGATATCAGCCGCGGCCCATGGTGGGCTCCAGCCCGACGACCTGCAAAGGACCGGAGGACCCGAGTCGGGTGTTGCTATTGCGCTCAAGCGTGAGGCCGTCCGCGAACATCAGCGGATGATGGTTCCCGAGTTCGAACGGGGTGACCAAGGGACGCTCTCCCGCATCGCCTCCCTGCTCAATCGATACAAGGGGACCAACTATCCCGAAGCCGGTTGGCGCATCAGATACCCCGGCCTACCGCTGAGCCCGCAAGAGCGGTCCATCAGGCTCGAGGAGGCGCGGGCAGAGATTGCCTTGGGCGTGGCCTCGCTGGTTGATGTTGTGCTCGCGAAGAACCCTGGCTGGACGCGAGAAGAGGCGCAGTCCCACCTTGACCTGATTGGCAGGGAGCGAAGGATGTTCCCGGCTGAGACATATGAGCGACTCGCAGCAAAGCGGTTGCAGAACGACATTCTGAATAGCTGAGAGGGAGAGACATGACAGAAGAAACCACGATACCGAAGCCCCGTTTTGACGCAGTGCTCACCCGAGCCAAGGAAGCAGAGGCCGCGTTGGCTGCCCTGCAGACTCAACATCAAGAACTGACCAGCAGCGCCAAGAATTGGCAGCGGGATGCAGAGATTGCGGCCGAGCTGAGAACCGAGCGCGATACCCTGACCGCTCAGCTGCAGAGCCAGCGACAAACGAGTGAGGCAAACCTTGCCATGGTATCGGCTGGCGTCACTGACACCGAGGTTCGTGACTACGCACTGCACCGATACAACCAGCAGCTTGGTGGGGAAGAGTCCAGGGAATGGTCTGACTGGTGGAGCTCTCAGACTGAGTCGCCGTCTGCGGTACTGCGCCCATTCTTGCAGCCCGCAACCGCTGCCGCCGCCCCTCCCCAGTCGGTTGAAACCCCGGCCCCGGCACTGTCAACAGCCCCAGCCGCTGTCCCGGAACCAGCCCCCACCGCTGCTCCCGCCGCCCCTCAGTCGAACGCCGG